GTACAGGAAAGATACAACCTTGAAGAAGTTCCACAAGCCGACGCAGAAGCTATGCTTTCTTCTCGCCATCGCAGTATTTTGCTACGTCGTCCGGGTGGTGCCCCGCCAAAAACAACCCTTGTCTACGTCTACTACGAACGACCCACTTCACGCGGTCCCGGATGCGTAATCCACGTTGTTAACGGCAAAGTTGTACTTCAAGAAGATGAATGGCCATTCCCGTTCAAGCACCTGAATATTGCGCTTTTCCGTCAAAACAAGATCCCTACCAGCTGGGTTGGGCACACCTTACTTACGCCCGCGCGAGACGTTCAGTACGCATACAACCGAGCACGTTCAACGATTCTTGAACACATGCGTAAGGCAGCCAACGCTCGTTTGATGATCCCAGCAGGATCCGTCGACGACGCTGACATGATCACAATCGACCCAGCAGATACCCTGGAATACAACAGCGAGATTGGTGAACCACACTGGCAAACCGCTCCTGAGGTACCTCGTTGGATTTCCGGTGAAGCAGCGCAGCTAGAAGCTGAAATGGATGACATTTTCCATACGCACCAAACTACACGAGGCGAAGCCCCTGGCGACCGCAACAGTGGACTTGCTTTGGCTTTGCTTGCTGAAAAAGACGATACACCTCTCGGCCCGATGGCTAAGGACCAATCAATGGGTTGGGGTCGTATTGGCGAGATGACGCTTGCTTTGTACCGTATGAATGCAGAAAGCTCCGGGATCACCCGAAACGTGATGCTTATTACTGAACAGGGCGTCCCTCACCAGGTCACATGGAACGCTAAAGACATTGACGAAAAGCCAATCGTCCTTGTTCCAATTGACGCAACAATGCCACGCAGCAAGCTTGCTACACAGTCAATGATTACCTCGCTTGCTCAGCAATTCCCGATGGTGTTCCAAAACGTAGACGCCAGGTCTATCAGCAAGATGCTCGATCTTCCGGATCCCAAGCTGTTCTTGTCTCAGCAAAACCCTGACATGGCTAAAGCTGAATGGGAGAACGGTCTCCTTATGCAAGGCGTACCGGTCATTCCTGAAGACTTTGACGTTCACGACATTCACATCAACATCCACAACACTGAACGCAAGAGTCCGGCATACGAGCTTGCAGACCCTGAGGTTAAGCAGCTTATTGACGCCCATATCATGGCTCACGTTCAGTACATGTCTAATGAGGTTGCAGCAACCATGGCCCAAGCTGACCAGGAGTCAATGGGTATGACGCCCGATCCTGGTGTAATGGCTGCATTGCAATCCGGTGCAGGTTTGCCAATTCCTCAAAGTCAAATGGATATTGAGCAAGAAATGATCGATATGGAAAGATCTTCCCAAATGGCACCACAAGGTATGCCTATGATGGGCGAAGAGCAAATGATGGATCCGTCGATGATGGACCCCTCAATAATGGGTGGTATGCCCGGAATGGAAGGAATGTAAATGTCAATGGAAGAAACCAACTTTACTGATTACGTAACGCAACCAGCGGAGGAAGCCGCAGAAGCGTCCGTTGAAGCTGGCGTTGACGGCAACTGGGAAGAGCGCTACCGTTCAGAGGTCCAGGACCGCATCCGTGAACGTGAACGTTACAAGCCAATTCGTCAAGTATTTGACAACATGCACCCTGATGACGCGGCAGCCGTACAGGGTTTTGCACAGGCATGGGCTGCTGGTGATGAAGACACCGCTATTCAGTGGATGATTGAAAACGCCAAGACACTTGCCGGTGACCGCTTTTACGAAATCGCTGGCGTCAACAGCCAGGGTCAGACACAACAGCAAGTAATGCAAGAAACTGTTCAGCAGGCTCAGCAGCAAGGTCTTACCCCTCAACAGGTAGAGCAAATGGTTGAACAGCGTATGCAGGCTTTTCAGCACGAGCAGATTGTTCAGAGCTACGAGGTTGAAATTGAACAAACACTGCAGGAGGCTGGGTATGACCCCAATGGCCCATTAGCCATTGCAGCTATTGCAGCAGCACAGCAACGCCCTGACCTGGATCTCCACGCCGCAATTGCGGACATTGAGAATCAGATTCTTCAGCAAGCTCAATCAATTGTGCAGCGTCGCCAAAACCCATCAGAAGGTATGCCATCAGCAGCACCTAACGGGTTGCCGCCAATCATGCCAAACAGCAACATGTCTCCACGCGATCGGGCCATGGCTCGTCTTGGACAAAACGGTCTTAGTTAGGCTACTTGACATAGCTCAAGTAACATATAACATATAGATATACATTCGTCTTGGATTAGACGGTGTAAAAACATAGTCACCACAAAGGCACGTTGACGGAAAGTCATAGCGCCCCGATGTTCGGAGAACTAGGGACCGCCGGGTAGTGGGTCTAAACAACTCAATCCATCAACAAAACAACAATCAACAGTAAGGAATAACAAAGTGCCCGCAAGCCTTTCCACCGTTGATGCAATCCTTAAGGACGACTACAAGGATTACATCGACCAACTTAACCAAGCGACTTTTCTCCTCTCGCAGATCGAGACTCGCCGCGACACCATCACGGGCCGTGTTGCCCGCCATGCACTCCACCTCGGACGTTCGTCCGGTGTCGGCGCTCGCGGCGAAAATGGCACGCTCCCAACAGCAGGCAACCAAGGCTTCGCGACGGTCCCCGTACCAGTCCGCTACGTCTATGGTCGCATCCAGCTGAGTGGTCCAACAATTCGTCAGGCTGTTACAGACCGTGGCGCGTTCGTTGACGCACTTGACGCTGAAATGCAGGGAATCCGCCGTGACGCAATGAAGGACGTCAACCGCCAGCTTTGGGGTACATCTAACGGTGTTATCGCTCAGTGTGGTACGACCACTTCTTCAACAACTGTCGTTTTGGCTTCTTCAACCGGTACAACCGCCCTCCGCAACCTCTTCTTTGATGGTGGCATGGTCGTTGACATTGGTACCGTAGCTGACCCAACCGTAGTTGCTTCTGCTCGTACGATCTCATCACTTAGCGAATCAGCTAAGACTGTTGTTATCTCCGGTGCAGCAGTTACCACTTCATCTTCACACTTCTTGTTCCGTGCAGGTGCAGGCGGTGCTTCTAGCAACAGCGGCCAGCCAGGCGACGGTCAGAAGGAATTGACAGGTATTCAGACAATTGTCGACGATAGCGCAATCCTTCACACCATCAACCCTTCAAGCCAGCCAAAGTGGAAGGCCTACGTTAACAGCAACAGCGGTACCAACCGTGCAGTTACCGAGACCCTCATTACTGGTGCAATCATGAAGACCCTCATCAACAGCGGCAAGAAGCCATCGCTTCTCGTTTCTGCAGAAGGTGTTCACCTCTCGGTTGCAAACTTGTTCCTTTCGCTCAAGCGAAACATGGAGCAGACCGAGCTCAAGGGTGGCTACGCAGGTATCCAGTACTACTCACCATCAGTCTCCGGACAGGGTGACGAAGGCCCAACGGTCCTCTACGCAGACTTCGACTGCCCGAACAACGCACTCTACGGCCTTTCGCCTGAGAGCATGGTGTTCCACCAGGTTGGCGAAGGCTGGCAGTTTATGGACCTTGACGGTGCAGTGATGAACCGCGTTCCTAACACCGATGCTTACGAAGCAACGATGACCTGCTATGCAGAACTTGCATGTAAGCAGCGCAACGCTAACTTCGTGATCAAGGACCTTACGGAGACAACGATCTAAGATGCCCGCATCGGTAAGTATCGTTACGGGTCCGGAAGTTCCAGGTAACCGTAAGTTTGTGACAGCAACAGTCACATTCGATTCGTCGTACGTGACCGGGGGGGAAGCAATTTCGGTTGCCTCCCTCGGTCTCGACCGACTTGACTTTCTGTGGGCAGTAACCACGGATGGCTTCGTCCCCGCATGGGACGGTTCAACAACCAATCCAAAGATTGAACTTTTTTGGGTTGACACTACAACAGACGGTGCTGCATTAGCAGAAGTCCCGAACACTACAAACGTTTCGACAGTAGTGGTTCGTGTCTTTGCATTCGGCGCATAAAAAGCTTGTTGGCCGGGGTGGGTCTTTTCTCCTTTCACCCACTCCGGCTGGCATCACCTAGGAGAACATTATGGATTTAAGAGCTCACGACATTTTGGGACAACACATCCCAGGCTCGGACGGATGGGCTGAGATTTCCACCGATGTGTACAACATCTCGGAACGAATCCGCAAAGGTGACGAATCAGGCTGGCGCGGTGATCCGACTGCCAGTATCCTGTTTAACCCTCTTACGCAGCATTTTGAAGTATGGCTGATCGACGGCCAAAACACGCCTTACATTGCGTGCTCTTCTCCACGCTGCGATCACTCTCTTATTGTGAAGCTCATTGAAGGCGACTGGCAAAAAGGCCACCGCTTGATTGAAGACATTCAAAAAAAGAACCGTGCTGCCCGTGCTGCAGAAGACTCAGCACAACGCGATAAGGCAGAAGAACTCGCTGACAAGATGCACTTTGCTATAATTAAAGATATCGGCCACCTTGAGGGTGGCACAAAACGTCAATACTCAATGAATAACGGACTTAAATAATGGCAACATACTCATCTTCTCAATCCAAGTACATCACGCTAGTGGCAAACACGGTAGATACCGTTACTCTCACTGGAACGGGAAACGTTTTGCGTCTTCTTACTACGGCCGGTACTTCTCATGCCTATGTAACTCTAGCCAGCACTGGTTTAACACCAGCTACACCTACCGTTGGTGGCGACAATACGTACGCAACGGTTCACGGAAATCCTGGGTACATTGATATCCCTTGGAATGGTGGCGGGGCTGTAGTTAGTATTATCAGTACGGGTACTCCGACGATCGGCATTATGCTAATCTAGTATTAGAGTAGATGATTAATGGCGACCCCGGCAGAACAAGATCTTGTAGTAACGCGTGGCGATACGTTGACTGTTGGCGTCACCATGACCACAAACGGATCTACGCCAATCAACATTACTGGCCGCGTATACACATCTATGGTCCGTCAGAACTACGACGACCCAACTCCAGCCGCCACTTTTACCTGCACAATTGTTAGCGGTGCAGCTGGCACGCTTCAGCTTGTTTTGCCTGCCGCAAGCACTGCCCCCCTTGAAGCTCAAAACTATTATTGGGACCTTCAGGAAAACACTTCCGGCGTTATTTCCACAGTTCTTGCAGGAGCTTTTGTAGTTCTCCCTGATGTTACGAGGTCTTAATGCCGACCACCAATGTAACGGTAACTAGGACCGATACAACAAGCACAGGCACTCAGTTAACAAATACCAATGTAGTTGTCACTAGAACTGATGAAGCAAGCGGCGTTAGTACGAATGCCTCTATCACTGTTGTTGGCACCGCAAACGCTGGCCCACAAGGCCCTACCGGCCCTACCGGAGCGCAGGGTATTACTGGCCCTACCGGCCCTACAGGTGCTACAGGGGAGCAGGGCATCCAAGGCTCGACCGGCCCGACCGGCCCTACTGGGGCGGGCTACGCAGGCGTAACGTCGACAACCCAGCACAATATAGCCGTTCCTGGTGTAAAAGTTTTTACACTTAATACCGCTAATAGCGCATTTACTACCGGGCAAAGAGTTCGTGCAGCTTCCCCAACAGCTCCATCAAATTACGTCGAAGGCATTGTTACCGTTACGTTCGCATCATTATCAATGACTGTTGACACCGTAGGCGGATCCGGCATATACAACCTGTGGGCATTTTCTGCTATTGGCAATGTTGGTTCTACAGGGCCAACAGGAGCAGCTTCAACCGTTACCGGGCCCACTGGCCCTACGGGCCCCACTGGTGCAGCTTCCACGGTTACTGGTCCGACAGGGGCGCAAGGTATCCAAGGCGTTACTGGACCGACTGGACCGACTGGTCCGACTGGTGCTGATTCTTTTGTCACTGGACCTACGGGTCCTCAGGGTATTCAGGGTGTTACTGGACCGACTGGTGCTACGGGTGCTGCTTCTACTGTCACCGGCCCGACTGGACCGACAGGTCCGACAGGTGCTACCGGTCCTACAGGTGCTGCTTCCAATGTTACGGGCCCAACTGGTCCAACCGGTGCAGCAGGGTATATCGGCGCAGACGGTGCAACAGGCCCAACGGGTCCTACTGGTCCAACGGGTCCGACTGGAGCCACAGGTGCTGCCTCTACGGTGACTGGCCCAACTGGACCTACCGGCGCAACAGGCCCGACAGGATCTGCAGCTCCTGTTCAAACAACTCGCAACCTAACTACATTTATAATCATGGAGGTTAATCCGTAATGGCTAGTGGTGATGTATTCCCAAAACTTCTTGATGCCCCAACTTTTCTAGGGACTTCAACAACGACGTTGTTCACGGTCCCTACTGGTCGTCAACACGCTATTAAGCAGATTGTGGTGTGTAATACGGATGGTACGGAGCGTTGGATCAAACTTGCTGTTGGTTCGACTGCTACTGCTGAGAATTGTTTTGTGTTTCAGTTGCCGATTGCTTCGTTTGACACGGTTGTGTTGGATACGGCTTTGGTGTTGGAGGCGGCTCAGACACTTCAGGGTTCTTCTGATGCTGCTTCTAAGGTGACGGTTACTGTGACTGGTTGGGAACGAGAACTGTAATGGCTATTAGTTCTGCCCTTGGCGGTACTGTCGGTGCTGTACCTATCGGGTCTGTAACAGCGTTCGCTGGCTCGGCTGCACCTTCGGGCTGGTTGCTCTGTGGCGGTCAGACTGTTTCTCGTACACAGTATTCAGGTTTGTTTTTAACTATCGGCACTACTTATGGTGCTGGTGATGGTTCTACTACTTTTGCTTTGCCTGACTTGCGTGGTCGTGTCATTGCTGGTGAAGACGACATGGGTGGTACGGCTGCTAACCGTTTGACTTCAGGTGGTTCAGGTGTCACTGGTACCACTTTGGGTGCCACGGGTGGTGCCGAAACACACACTTTGACCAGTTCTCAACAGGCTTCAATGTCTATTTATTATGGACAACCTACAGTGTTAGACCATCAGCGTGTTGGTGGTGGTGGTGCTTTGGGTGGTTATGTTATGAATGGCAATATTTCAGTTAACAATGGTCTTGGAACTTTGACTGCTCTTGGTGGTGGTGGAGCGCACAATAACACACAGCCCACTATTGTTCTTAACTACATCATCAAGGCGGCATAATGGGAATCAGTAATGTTTCTAACGGTTTACGGTCAGGTGTTTGTACTTCGACTACCCGCCCGACAGCCCCGTATGAAGGGCAGATGATTTACGAAACCGACACGAACCGTGTGTTGGTGTGGGACAACGCAGCCTGGGTGATGATTGCCGATACAGACACGCCGCCAGGGTTGCAATTTATTTCAGGAGCAACTTTTTCCAATGTCGCAAGCATTGACATAACTGGCTTCACTTCAGAGTTTGAATGGTACGAAGTGTACTTCCAAGCAACTCGTCATACATCTGGAAGCACTGCTGTATTAGGTGTTCTTTATGATGGTGCAACAGCAAGAAGCAGCGCATATTACGGCGGTAACGGATACACACAATTTGATGGCACACAGGGTAACCAATACACCATGAACAACGCAGGCGACTTCTATGTCACAGCAGTGGAAAATAGATACCGTGGCAATTGCACAATGAGGGCGTATTACAAAAGCGGAGAACAGTTCACTTACAATTATCAGTCTTTTGAGTCGGTGAACTTTAGAAGTGTTAACGGTGCTGGATTTAGAAATGCAACAGATTCATGGGATAGAATAAGGTTTAGTGGTGCATCTGCCAACATAACTGGTTCTTGGGCGTTGTATGGAAGAAGAAAATAACTATGCCGATTACTAATTATCTTCCTTCGTCACGGCTTATCCAGCCTGGTGTGTGTACTTCGTCTACTCGTCCTGCGTCACCGTTTGAAGGTCAAGCAATCTTTGAAACCGACACAGACATGATGGCTATTTGGAATGGGTCGGCTTGGCGATATATCGCAGCGACTACACCAACCAACGGAACCGTCCTCCAAGTTGTAAGTACAAACCTGACGACACAACAAACATTTACATCTTCTACTGCTTCTGCTTCCTCATTGACTGCATCAATCACGCCAAAGTCTTCGTCAAGCAAAGTACTTGTCATGGTTAGCGTCAACGGAATCAACAGACAAAGTTCAGATACTGGTTTAAACCTTTGGCTGTATAGGGGTGGTTCGTCTATCGCCCATTTTGGTAGACAAGTTTTAAAAATGGACGGCAACAGTTCGCAGTCTTGGGACGCTACATCTTCTATTAATTATTTAGATTCACCTGCTACTTCCAGCAGTACGACCTATACGGTTTGGGGTGCTTCGTCAGGCAACAGTTCTTTTGCTCTGTTTAACCATTCAAGCGTTACAACAAGCACCGTCACGCTTATGGAGATTGCTGGTTAACCACGCTGACCTGAAGGGACACCATGAAAATCGCTGTATACACCATCGCCAAAAACGAAGAACAATTCGTTCAACGCTGGGCCGACTCCTGCAAAGACGCTGATCACCGGTTCATCCTCGACACAGGATCGACAGACAACACCCGTCAAGCAGCTATAGACGCAGGCGTAGAAGTACAGTCACGCCAGTTTGATCCGTGGCGATTCGACCACGCCCGCAACTTCTCCCTCGCCTGCCTACCAAAAGACATAGACCTCTGCATCTCGCTAGACATGGATGAAGTACTACAACCAGGTTGGCGCAAAGCCCTAGAACAACTACCCCCCACCGTCACCCGTCCCCGCTACAAATATGTATGGTCATGGAACCCTGACGGATCAGAAGGCTTGACCTATGGTGGCGACAAAATCCACGCCCGACACGGCTACCGGTGGAAACACCCCGTCCATGAAGTACTCAAACCTGACGGTGTAGAAACCCAACAATGGTGCGACCTGCAAATCCACCATCATCCTGACCACAGCAAATCACGCAGCCAATACCTACCCCTGTTGAAACTGGCAGTAGAAGAAGACCCCCGTGACGACCGCAACCAGTTCTACCTAGCCCGTGAATACTTCTTCCACGGCGAGACAGGTCTAGCCCAATACCACTTCTCTGAACATCTCAAACTTTCCCAGTGGCAACCCGAACGAGCAGCTTCGTACCGGTACCTAGCCAAGATGCGTTCCGACTCAGCCGAACACCACCTATACAAAGCCATCGCTGAAGACCCATCACGTCGTGAATCCTGGGTTGCCCTAGCGTCCGTGTACCACGACAAGAAAGACTGGGTTGCCTGTCGACACGCCTGCGCTATGGCTTTACAGATCACCGAGAAACCAATGGACTACCTATGCGAGGCAGATGCTTGGGGTTGGCTACCACACGACCTGATGGCTATCTCCTGCCACCACCTTGGGGACACAGACGAAGCGTTCTTTTACGGATCGCAAGCCGTGGCCCTCAATTTTACGGATCAAAGGCTACAGGCGAATCTGAAATGGTATAAACTTAGACAATGAATCGTGGCGAAATGCGTACGGCTGTAAAACAGCGCCTAGCAATCCCTGCATCCGGCGACGGCTTGCTGCCGGACTCCACAATCGACTCTTTGATCAACCGCTCTCTAGCTACCATTTCGGCTACTAAGGAATGGCCCTGGCTTTTAGACACTCAGGCTATGACTTTTGTAGGCGGCTCGGCTACCGTCCCCAACGACTTTGTACGGGCCCGCCAGCTGGTTATTAACGATCTACCGGTTATGTGGGTCCAACTTGAGGACTTCCTTGACCCTGACCGTATGACGGCCACCTTCGCTTGGACGATTATCGGCAACAAGGCTCGGCTTAATCCTCTCCCGACAACCGATCAAAACGGCACTTTGTACTACTACCGTAGTGAGCCTGAACTGTTGAGCGACTATTCGACACCGCTAATGCCAGCTTTACACCACCCCCTGATCGTAGCCTATACCTCGTACCTTGCAGCAATGGTTCGCCAAGACGAGGGGCGTGCTGCGGTATATCAGGCTGAGTACCAGTCAATTCTTGACACCATGCGAGACGACCTTAAGCAAAATACCTCCCGCCGTATTCGTTATAGCCCTGGTTATCAACATGCTGCGTGGTCATAATGCCAGCTTTTACTTCTACATGGGATGACTTTACCGGCGGGTATTTCATTGGCGAGAACGATAACCGCCAGCCACGAAGCACATTCACTGGCGAAAACGTAGCCGTATCACTCAATGACGGATCTGTTGTAGCTACTAACAAAGTGCAGCAAATCCCCTTAAACGCTCCTGGCGAACACGACACAGGGATCGTTATTGAAAACAATTCTTTGTACATTGACGGTGGTGCATCAGTCAACACTTTTGTAACGCCTGCTGTTCAGGGCGGTGATTACATTTATTTTGCTGTTCAGTTTATTGGTACTTCAACGACAACGTTTAAAATGTACCGCCTTCGTTGGGGAAACCCATCGGACCCTACTCAGAATTGTGAAATAAATTCAAGCGACGCTGTAAGTCTTACAAACACCTACACAATCACAAACGTTTTCACAACCAATGAAAGCGGGCAAATTTATGCCTATGTAGGTTCAAAAGACAAGATTTACAGATTTACCGGCACTGGCAACTGGGACGCAATTAACCCAGCAGCGATGACTACGATCACACTTCCTTCGGGTATCACGAGCGTTGACGGGATTACTGTTTGGAACGCACGAATGGTTGCATGGTCGTCAACAACGGACTTTGTTTATTTTTCAGCCGCGCTTAATTTTAGCTCCTGGAATACTATTGATTATCTTGCTCCAGGTTATTCGAACAACGGCGTCACTTGGGTGATCCCGAGATATGACGATTTGCTGGTTATCAAACCAAACGCCATTTATTCTATTACGGGAGTATTGGGGGCTACGGCAGCTGTCCGTCAGGTTTCTGATGCTGTTTACCCATTGAATACTGATTATTCTTCAATTGTTTCTCAGTCCAATACGATGTTCTATTTGTCAAGATTGACGGAACCGTATTATGCAAACGTTAACTATCTGTCCGGCCAGCAGGTTGGTGTTGCTGCGTACCAAAACCTTGGACGCGCCTTTGTTTCTCCTTATGCAAACATTGATCACGTAACACCACCTTCTCTTGCTGCATCGTCCAATGGCGACGTTGTATGTACATACTCAATTAGTGAATTTGGGGCTGGCGGATTTTACGCTTTGATTAGAAACAGATTTGGTGACTGGGTAAGAATTAAAAGCGACTCTTTTACTTTTTATTCGGCTCCGGTTGAAGGCGAATCTCAAAACGACAAGTTTATTAGACGTTATAGCGCTGTAAACAACTATCAAACCCCGTCCGCTGTTTTTGGGTTCCCGCCCAACGCAATGGTGTTTATGCAGGTTGCTTCCAATATTACAACCAGCGGGTTTGGCGCAGAAGCTTTTGCGCGTTACAAGTCTATTTCTTTTGGTGTTTGGTTTCAGCAACAAGTAAACGCTGGCCATGACTATGCCGGGGATGACGACATTACTTTTGATGCGTTAACCGAAGGTACGCTTATTCTGTCCCCAGTGGATGACCAAAAAGCTTCTACCATCCGCCGCATTTATGTCGAAGCAACTCTTGATTTAGATTATATTAATTATGGCGATTTTTCCGGTGACGCAGAAATGACAGTCACAGTTATTAACGGGGCTCCGGAAGATGTTGCTTACGACCCTAACCTTAATTTTGTTTCTAGCGATCGTGTCTTCTCTCAAGCTCTTTCTAGCATTCCCAATACCACCGCTTTCACACCCGCAGAAGTCAAGACGGCACCCTACGCAAACGCCAATCCTTACAAACGTGTTACGGCTACACGTATCCTGCGTTTTGATTCAGACAACATGGGCTATGGTTACAAGCATAATGTGTCTATTAAATTTTCGGGTTTTAGGATTAAGCGTGTTTGGATTGAAGGCGATTCGCGATGAACCCAATTGAGATTGTGTGGAAACACCCACGCCAGGCCTACGAGCTGGCTTACGTGCTCAAGAACGACAAAACTCAAAGCTACGAAGAGTACGCTGCTGCTTTGCGGGAAAACATCGTTTCCCTGGAAGACCGGATCTCTCAGATGCAGGTTCAGATCGATGCCTTGTGGGCGGCAGCAGGCTTGTAGCAATACGCTACTATATATGGGATAATTGCCCTATGAACCTTCAAGTTGTCAAAGATGTAGCTACCCGCCTGATCGCCCTGTTTGTATCCAGCTCGCTCGGCATCATCACCGGCTCCTCGGTTATTGACGCATTTGCTAAGGATATCAGCGTTCCTCTTTGGTACAAGGCTCTTCAGGCTGGCGGCGCTGCCGTGGCTTTGGTTGTCTACGATCTCAGCAA